AAACCTCTTTTAGTTGATAAAGCTTCAACATTAATTAAAAATATTTTTAAATCTTTTGATTGTTCAAATTTGTAATAATCTTTTGGTTTGTCTAAATTCCATCTAAAAACATCGTACTTAACTACATCAGGTAAATGTGTTTCAATTTCTGTTTCCCAATTAGTATAAACTGATTTAGGAGCAATAATTAATGACGCAGTTATCTTTCTTTGAAAAAATAACCAAGCCATGTTATCAATTGTTACTTTTGTTTTGCCTGTACCCATCTCCATAAAATAAGCGTATTCAGATTTATCTGCTGAATTTTTTAACGCTAATCTTTGGTGCTCGTACGGCTCAGTCTTATACGGGTATTTCCACATCTGAAAACTTTTTATATTTTTTTGTTGCAACCGTCAAATAAATATTTATAAGGCGGTTAAGGAGGAAAACATGGATATCGAACAATTGTCAAAAATTGACATTAGCACAGATAGTGTCAATTCGATAACTCAAAAATGTGAAGAACTTCAAAAGTTGCAAAAGGAAACTGAGCAACTTGAAGAAAAACTTTCTTTAATAAAATCTAAAGCTAGAGATTATGAAGAGAGAATCATACCTGAAATGATGCAAGAAGCAGGAGTATCTAAGCTTGAATTAAAAGATGGTACTAAGGTTGAAGTAAAACCTTTTTACGCAGCTAAGATACCTGAGTCTAGAGTTGAGGAAGCTTTCAGTTGGTTGAGAAGTAATGGTCATGAGGACTTAATTAAAAATACGATTACAACTCAATTTGATAAAGGCCAAGACAACCAAGTATCAGAACTCATAAGTGTTTGTGAGAAATTTGGATTTAACTACAACCAAAAACAAAAAGTTGAACCAATGACTCTTAAAGCATTTGTAAGGGATCAAGTCGAAAATGGAAAAGAACTACCATTCGACATGTTCGGAGTATATATTGCTAATAAGACTAAAATAACAAATAAGGAGAAATAAATGATAGTCAAAGACGAACAATTAAAAACTAAAGACGTAGAAGTGATATCAAAAAAAGGAGGAGCATTAGCGGCAGTCGATTTAGAAAGCTTTGCTGATGAAGGGTTTGATAATGTAGACTCAAAGAGTGTTGCATTACCATTCCTAAAAGTCCTTGGACAGTTATCACCACAAGTAACTCAAGGTGATAGTCAATTCATTGAAGAAGCTAGACCAGGAATGATTTATAATACTGTAACAAACCAACTTTATAATGGTGCGCAAGGTATTACAGTTGTTCCATGTTATTACAAGCTTGAATACATTGAATGGAGAGATAGAGATAAGGGAGCTGTAGCACCTGTAAATGTCTATCCTGCAACTTCAGACATCATGTCAAAAACAACTAGAGGTGATGATGGTAAAGACAGACTTGAAAATGGTAATTACATTGAAGAGACTGCCTCACATTACATTTTAGTATGTGAAGAAGGTGCACAATCAACAGCACTTGTGACTATGAAATCCACTCAAAGAAAAAAATCTAAGAAGTGGAATTCTATGATGATGTCTCTTAGACAAAAGAAAAAAGATGGTTCTGGGTTTTTTAAACCTGCACCATTTACGCAGCAATATAAAATGAAAACTGTACTAGAAAAGAATCAATTAGGTTCTTGGTATGGTTGGGAGATTGAACACATTGGCCCTATAGCTGATCCATCAATCTTGAATGCTGCACATAACTTTTACGAAACTTGTAAAAAAGGATCTGTAAAAGTAAACCATGGTAACGAAGAGAGCACAGAAAAAACTCCATTCTAATCTATGGAAATACTTGACAACACCTTGGAAGAGTTTGTAGAACTCTTCCAGGGCTCATCCACATATTTTGGCGCTTCGAAACCGTTAGATCAGACTAGAGGTCGTGACGGTAAACAGGAGTTTAGACATTGGGTAGAACCTAGACCAATGTTAAAAGAGGATTGGTTACAACATTTAAAAGGAGAAAAATACTATGGATCAGTTCCCATTAGAGATGATAATACATGCTCTTGGGGGGTCATCGATGTTGATCGTTATAATATACAGCATAAGGAAGTTATATCGATTATACGGAAAAGGAAATACCCACTAATACCATTTAGATCTAAATCTAATGGTATGCATTTAGTTTTATTTATTGACGGTGTAATTGCTGCATCGGACATGCGTAAAAAATTAATTGAGATTGCATCTGACCTAGGTGTTAACGATAAGACTACCGATATCTATCCTGCACAAGATGAAGTTGATTTAACTCCTGAAGATTGGAATAAAAAAAGAAAAGGTAATTTTGTAAATTTACCTTACCAAAAAGCACACATGACGACCAGAGTTGCGATGGACAACGATGGTAATTCAATAAAATTAGAAAACTTATTTAAGTTTGTATCCCAATATAGAATTACTCCAAAAGAATTTAAAAAATTAAAAGTGTTTCAAGATGATGAAACAAAAGATTATCCTCCGTGTGTTGTTAACTTCATGAAGAACAAAGTTAAAAAAGGCGAAGGTAGAAATGATGCAATGTTTAATGTTGCAGTACTCGCAAAAAAAATAAATCCCGATCCTGTTATGTATCAAGATTGGACTAGAGAAATGATGGGTAAAGTTTGCGAAGAGAAATTACATCCAAAAGAATTAGAAAATATATTTAAAGGTGTTGAGAATAAAGAGTATGCTTATAAATGTAAAACATCTATTGCTAGAATGCATTGCTCCTCAAGCACTTGTCTAAGACGTAAACATGGTATTGGTAATAATGAAGCATTACCTGAAGTAGGTAAATTATTAAAAGTAAATTCATATCCAGAACCTTATTGGATACTACCTATTCAAGGTAAATCTATTCGATTATCCACTAAACAACTTTATCAGCAGCAACTCCTTGGAGAACAACTATTAAATTATGATATTGTTTGGCGAACACTTAAGCCAAGCAAAAGAGATCCCGATCCATATAGAGATTGGCTAGAAGAATTAATTGCAAACAAACAAGACATGGAAGGATTTGATGCACATGAGGAGCAGTCAGATGTATTCAATTCTAGAATGTCTAGATTCTTAGAGGATGTTGAGGATACTACTGAATTTGATCAAATAGATAATGGTAATATTTGGAAAGATGATGTTGAAATGAGATTTAAATTAGAAACCTTTAAAAACTTTATGAAAAAAATGGGTTATAATTGGAATGAAAAAGAATGTACAAAATTTTTAGAATCTGGTGGTGCTAAACCTAAAAAGAAATTTCAAAGTATTGATAGCAGACACTGGCTTGTAGAACTACCTAAGCAAACTGAACACAAAAATAAAGATGTCAAATTCGTTAAAGCAAAAGCTGCATGGGAAGACAATTAAGATCTTTGGACCCCCAGGCACAGGAAAAACAGAAAATTTACTTAAGCGTGTGCAGCGTTATCTCAAACAAGGATATTCTCCCGATGAGATCTGTTACATATCGTTTACCAATAAAGCAGTTGATGAATGTGTGGCAAGGGTCAGAAAAAGATTTAAAGAGTATGATGAAGACGACTTTAAATATTTTAGAACCTTACATTCTTTGGCACGACAACAGTTTGCTGAGATTCCCGTTTTAGATCCTAAAGTCGATATGCTGATGTTTCATACACAGTATGGAACGATTAAAGTTAATTTTAAAGAAGGCCATGATGAACAAAAAGTTTATAACAATTGGTCCTTACAAATATATGATCGTGCAAGAAATATGAAGGTTGATCCTGTTTGGCTATATAAACAGCAGCCAAGAAAAGCGGTACGATTGCAGCAATTCAAATCCATTATTGCAGGCTACGAAGAATTTAAAACAATGGAACTGGAGAACGGAAAACGGACACCGGACAGATTAGATTTTACCGACATGGTACAAAAGTTTATTGATGATGGTGTGTCTATACCATTTAAAGTATTAATGGTTGACGAAGCTCAAGACTTAACACCGTTGCAGTGGGACTTAGTTGTAAAGTTAGCAAAAGCTGTTGAGAGAGTTTATATTGCAGGGGATGATGACCAAGCTATCTATGAATGGAATGGTGCAGAAGTAGAACAGTTTCAAACGTTTCCTGGACGAAAATTAATATTAAAAAAATCTGTAAGATTAAACAAGAATGTACATTTCTTTTCTAAATGTATTTTAAATTCTATGGGTGATAATCGAGTAGAAAAAGAATTTTATTCTAATGGTAAAGAAGGAGCTATTTATAGATGGAATGGCTTGAAGAAAGTTCCTTGGGATATGGATGGATCCTGGATGGTGTTGGCTAGAATCAATGATGTTAAGAAAGAGCTGCAGCAAGAGGCACGCAATTTATCGCTGTATTATCAAGATGTTAAGGGAAATAAGTCCTTTGATCCGAATCAATTTGCAGCTATCCAACATTGGAATAAAATATGTGAAGGTGGAAGTATTACTAGAGACGAAGCTACAGTCATGTATGAGTATTTATTAAACATAGACCACGGCTACCGGTCAGCGGAAAGTAAAAAATGGAGCTTTGCCCACCCCAATCAAGTATTTAATTTTGATGAATTACATCTCAGATGTGGTATGAGAGATGAACGAGGTGAATGGGAAGATGTTTTTAAAAGAAAATTTAAAGAAAAAGATAAACAATATTTTAAAAAACTTATGAAAGAAGGTGTAGACTTATCACAACCACCAAAAATAATTATTGATACGATACATCAAGTTAAAGGTGGAGAAGCAGATAATGTTGTCCTGGCGAGCAAATGTAACTTTCCATCTCATTATGACAAAAAGAATTTGCAGGATAAAGTAAAAGAACTTAGGGTTTGGTATACAGGTGCCACTAGATCCAAAGGTACGCTGCATTTATTAGGTACCAATCATCAATACAATTTTCCACTTGGAAAATATTATAAACTATACGAGGCTAACTATGTCAAATAAAGATATGTTCGATGAAGCATTTCCGCAAAATAAACAGATAGGCGGGAATCACTACAAGGACTTTACCATTCAACCTTATGAATTTATTTCGAAAAATAATTTATCGTTCTTTCAAGGGAACGTTATTAAATATGTTTGTAGATATTTAGGTAAAAATGGAATAGAAGATTTAGAAAAAATTAAACATTATTGCGACTTAGAAATCTTAAAGTTAAAAGATGGAAAAAGAAAAAAGTAAAGTTGATTGTGAATTTTGTAAAACTAAAAAAGCTATTGTAATCGAGGATAAAAAATACTACTGTCCCGAGTGTTACATCAAAATAAAAAAAATAGATGACCCATCAACTTAATTTTATTTATAATGACTCAGACTGGGTATGCCCTTCTGAATACCCTGATTTATCTCAAGCAAAAGAAATAGCAATTGACTTAGAAACTAAAGATCCAAACATTAAAACAAAAGGTTCGGGTTGGGCTACATTTGATGGTCATATCGTTGGGTTTGCAGTAGCAGCATTTGATCAACAATGGTATTTCCCTATCTCTCATGATGCGGGAGGTAATATGGATTTATCAATGACCACTGCTTGGATGCAAGATATATTAAAAACTCCAGCCACTAAAATATTTCATAATGCAAGTTATGATGTCGGTTGGTTACTTGTAAATGGTTTTGAGATTAGAGGTAAAATTGTAGATACCATGATTGCTGCAGCTCTAATTAATGAAAATAGATTTAGTTTTAGTTTAAATGCCTGTGCTAAAGATTATTTAGGTGAAATTAAAAATGAAACTTTTTTAAATGAAAAAGCAAAAGAATGGGGTATAGATCCTAAAGCGGATTTGTGGAAGCTGCCTGCAGGTTATGTTGGTTTTTATGCTGAACAAGATGCTGCACTTACTTTAAAATTATGGCAAAGATTTAAAACAGAAATAACTAAACAAAGTTTACATGATGTTTGGGAAATGGAAATGGAACTTCTTCCTATTTTAATTGATACACGAAGAAGAGGAATTAGAGTGGATGAAGAGAAAGCTCATTTATTAAAAAAAGAATTTAAAACTAAAGAAAAAAATGTTTTACATAAAATTAAACAAGAGACAACGATTGATGTAGACATTTGGGCTGCTCGATCGGTAGCGCAAGTGTTTGATAGAATTGGGGTAGACTACCCACGGACAACGAAAACCGAAGAACCAAGCTTCACCCAAAATTGGCTAGTAAATTGTGATAACCCGATAGCGCAACTAATAAGACAAGCAAGAGAAATAAATAAATTCCATTCAACATTTATAGACTCCATTTTAAGATATACCCACAAAGGTAGAATTCATTCTGAGATTAATCAGTTACGATCTGACCAAGGTGGAACTGTATCTGGACGTCTATCATATTCAAATCCTAACCTCCAGCAAATTCCTGCAAGGAATAAAGAGATGGGTGATAAAATTAGAAGTTTGTTTTTACCTGAAGAGGGAAGACAATGGGGTAGTTTCGACTACTCACAACAGGAGCCTAGGCTTGTTGCACACTACTCTGCAGCGCTTAATGATAATTATGCATTAGAAAGTGCTGCGGAGTTTATAGAAGCTTATCAAAATGAGGCTGCTGATTTTCATCAAATTGTGGCAGATATGGCAGGAATATCGCGAACTCATGCCAAAACTATCAATTTAGGGCTATTTTATGGCATGGGTAAATCAAAATTAGCTAGAGAATTAGGGATTGATAAGGATAATGCTGAAAGATTGTTGCAAACTTACAATAGTAGAGTGCCTTTTGTTAAGAGATTAGCTACTGAGGTATCTAACAGCGCATCTAAATATGGCTTTATTCGAACAATAAGGGGTCGTAAATGCCGATTTGACATGTGGGAGCCTGCTACCTTCGGAATGAACAAAGCGATGGATTACGAGGCTGCTAAGGCCCATTATGGTAATAATATACGTAGAGCCTTTACTTATAAGGCTTTAAACAGATTAATTCAGGGATCTGCTGCTGACCAAACTAAACAAGCTATGATTAATTGTTATAAAGCAGGTTACAAACCATTGCTGCAAATTCATGATGAATTATGCTTTTCAATAGACAGTGAAGATGATATTAAAGGAGTTAAGGAGTTAATGGAAAATGCAATCGAACATCTCAAAGTACCTTTCAAAGTTGATATTGCCCTCGGAAGATCCTGGGGAGAAGCTAAAGAATAACGATTGTTCTCATTGTAAGAATAAAAGAATTATTATTCAGATTGAGGAAATTGACGATCCTTATCTTGAACTGGTTCATAAGAGTCCTTGTCCTCATTGTTCTCCGACTCCTGAGTTTTATCGTTCTTCTGGTCTTCTGTAGTATTTTTATATTTACTTGGATGTTTCCACACGAACGTCATTGATCACTCTATTTTGTTTATCCCTTTTTCTTTTATCCCAACGCAAGTCTAATTCTAAAACTTGATCATTGTTGCCATGACAAATTTTAATTAAGTGACCTTGAGCTGTATCACTTACCCAATATTTTTTATAATTATTTATAACAATTGATTTTGCCATTAATTTAATTTTTCCCTTCTAACTTCATCAACCGTGTCCTGGTCAAGCTTTATTCTAACACCTGCTCTAATTAATTTATATTGTTTAGGATTAGAAAATTTTTCTATTTGTAATAGTGAAGTAATTAATTTTATTGCAGCATTCACTTTATCATTTTTGTATGGCTCATAATCATGAACAATCATTAATTTGTGCAGCTCATAAAACTGGCCCCATTTAACAAATGATTTTTCCCATTGTTTTAATTTGGTTTTAGTCCAATAGTTTTTAGGTTTTTTTCGGGACATGGATAGCCTAGAGAATAATTGAAAAAAAATAAAAAGCTAGTTTTTTTTAACTAGCGATATCGTAAAGACCTTTTTTAGCGTCTTCAACACTTTGATCATTAATCTTTTTTTTAAGATCTTTGATCTTTATATCGATCCACCTCATGTTCAGATGTTACTCTCCCCTGTGCCAACGCTTGTGTTGCCCACTTGGACTCCAACTGAAGCTTCTCCGATATTAACTTTTGTAGTTGCATCTCGGTCAACCTCCTCGAAGGTTATAAACAGAAAGTCCGGGTTATGAAAACCAGCACCTTCATGTTCTGTTACATCTCCTGAGTCAACCTTCTTTGAAAACGTCTCAAGAGCGGCCTTATCGTTCTCAGCCTCAAGCATCTCATTAATATATATATTTTTATAGTTTGCTTGGACGCGATATAGCTTCATAAGGGATTATATATCAAAATACATAGTAAATGCAACTATGAGGGTGTTCCAGGCTTAGGAAGTGGTATAATTGGCTTTTTACCTACCTTTTTACATTCAAATTTTACCGCTAATTCTGCATCATTTACATCTTTAGGGTTTAATTGTTCTAAAGATTTACCTGCAATATCATAACCTGCAAGGGCACAGGATCTATGATCATTAAATTCCATATTCACGTGTAATGATTCGTAACATTGATTTGTTAGCATGGTGCATAAATGCAATATTAAAATAAACTTCATAGTCCTATATTATCCTATCTTATTTAATCCTTGCAATTATTATTTTAATGTTTATAACTATTGCATGACTAACAAGGAGTGTATCATGAATGTAATAAAACTTAAATCTAATAGTGAAACATTTACTAATTGGATTAAAGAAGTTGATGATATCTTGAGCAAGACTCAGATCAACAACGTTAATGGTGAACCGTTAGAGTATAAGGACGATCACTTTCAAGAGCAAATGCGTAGGTTGCAGCAGTGCTCTATGAACTTTGAAATGCATCCTATCTATCCGATAAATGAGCAGGTCGCGATGGATTTAATCTACAGCCACATTGAAGGAGAGAAGAATAAATATGATCAATCAGTTTTATAAATTCTGTTTTTTAATCATGCTGCTAGTGATACCACCTAAAATATTTTTACTTTTAGTTGGTGCACTGCTTTACATAACATTTAACTAACCCAAAGGAGAAAATAAAAATGTCAGTTAAAGAAATAAAAAATAAATACTTTGCAACGAAAGATTATTCGTTGTTTAAAAAATCTAGAGGTAATCGTGAAGTTGATCACACTCATGTTGAGAGAATCAAACGATTGATTGCTGATAAAGATACGAAGGCTGCAATTACTGTAAATAAAAATTATGAAGTAATTGATGGTCAACATACCTTGCAAGCTAGAAAGGAGTTAGGTTTAGAAATTTACTTTATCATTTCTGAATCGGATGATGCTCTTGATACTGCAAGAATGAACACCGGAAAACGGAACTGGAACTTGGATAACTTTTTAAAGTTTCACTGCGATCGTAATAGACAAGATTATAAAATCTGTAGATCGAAGATGGAACAATTTGGGATGCCAGTTGCAGAAACACTTGCATTACTAAATGGTAAAGCAACCGTGTCTAAAGATATTACTGAGGAATTTAAACTTGGTAATTTTTCTATTCCATCTGGTAACATTGCAAAGTTTGATCGGATTGCAAAAGAGATGACACACATCGCTAAGCAAATTGATCCGTCAGCTACAAAGTTAAAAAGACAATTGATCAGAGCTTATTTAATTTTGTGCAAACATCCAAAGTTTAGTTTTGACAGATTAAAATCTGCAATGCGATCTAAGGGTGGAAAACTTAATGCAGTTACATCGAAAGATGAAT